CTTTATTTTTTTATCTTTAAAAATACTACTCTCATTACATGAGTTTAAGAACTGAACACCGCCATTGTAGTCACCAACCACAGAAACAATATTGAAGTTTTCTAGTATGTAAGCCATATAGTTAATGTGCGTTTTCAGGTTAGACCCTGATAAAGCATAACTATGAACTATTGTACCCTTTTTGGTTTCCTTATTAAGCTTAATAACCATCATGGCAAAGTCATCTGACCCGTCACTCTCTGACCAAGAAGGGTCAAAGGCTAATATGTATTCATCCCCTGGTTGGCCTTTAACTTCCACACATTGACCTTCTCCATCTGGTATTGTACATGCTGCCATCTTACTAACCTTGAAGTAACCAGAGCTATCGTCTGTAAATACAGCCATAAATTCTCGGTCAAACTGAGATTGACTCATTGTTGCTTTTGCTTGATCAATAAGGTTCTGGTCATATAGTTGGGGCGGTGCGCAATCATAACTAAAGTGCATTATGGTTCTGTGAGCTTTATCCTGTTCGTTTTCATTAAGAATCAATGACTCATATTGACAATACATCTTATACAAGTGTTCAAATCTGTAAGAGGCAGAAGACAAACCAATAATTTTGTTGTTCGGCCACTTATGTCTATCCTCCTCCTTCATCTTGCCCTGTTTAATCATCTCTGTCTCAACATCATGAATCTCTTGTCTTTCTGTTGGGTTTTTAATAACAGATAGAAACGGCATGATAACCTCATTCAAAACCTTCTCTGGCATAAGCAGTAGTTCGTCAATAATCATCCTCTCAAAACGGAAACCTCGAAGCTTTTCTCCATCGCCAAGAGGCAAAGCAGTAATTTTACTTCTACCGATCTCCATTACCCATTGGTCATTGGCTTTTGATACTCTCGTAATACATTGAGAAAGAAATTCAGCTTTTGGACTTTGAGCTATCTCTTCCATCTTCGTAAATATCATTTTTGACTGTCGAAAAGACTTAGATATGATTCCAATATGAACACCTTGGTTTAAAATAGCGTCTAATAGCGCAAAAACGGCCGTAGAGAAGCTTTTGGACATTCCACGACTCCATATGCCCAAAAAGTAATCGGTCTCCATCATGGCCTTTATGGACATATGTTGGAAAGGGAACAATTTTACCCCTGTAATGAACTCAGCAGCGAATGAAGGGTTTTGCCTCAAGAATTTATAAAGCAATAATTTAGCTTCCTCTTCCTCTATGTATCCTTCCATCTCCAGAATCTCTTTATTGATATCTGGGAACCTATTTCTAGATTCTTGTATTCCTTTTTTCCAACTCATTCTTCTTTTAAGTATTTAGACCAAAAATAATTTATGTCAGTCTTCCATAATTGCTTACCCATAACTAAAATCTTAGGTATAAGTAATTCGCTCTTTTCTCTAGACCCCGAAAACACAAATTGACAGCAATCACTGTATTGTTTTTGTATCTTCCTCATATTATGAAAAACATAGTCTAGTTTATATTTTTTGTAACTTTTTTTATTGCAAGCTTCCATTTCATCCAAGGCTACTTCAACAACAACAAACATATAACAGCCAAGACTCCTGTTCCTGTCCAGCTCTTTGCAAAATCTAGAGTAACCAACGGTAGTAGTGCCACAGAAATCACCAAATGACTTCCTGTCTACATGAGTATAATCATAATCAGATGATTCAACAGAGTAATCGCCGACATCTGACTTGTATTTCTCAGAGTTTTTAAATTTTAAAGGTTGTTGCTCTCTAGTGTCTATTAATATTTTAACATTGGAATAATCATTAAAAAATCCTTTTGGCAAATTCTTATCTAGCAAAGGTTTAACACCACACAGTTCACAAACCGCAGTGTAGCTGCCAAAATACTTTTTGTAGACCTCGATTGATGGCAATCCTGAAGTTAGTAGCTCCAACTCCGTTGGACCATACTCCAAGCCTTTCTCAGAGACCCTCTTCTTGAGTAATTCCCCAATATATTGCTTAACCTCTTTACCATCTGCGGTCTCGCACCACTCCATAAGTTGATGGGGCTGAGAGAAGTCCTTCGAAAAGTAGTCGTCGTAGTTTTTAAATGGCAAAAGATCGCCAGTAAGCTTGTTCTTCCTAGCGAAATGATTAACGTAGTAGTCACCAAGAAACATCTTGTGCTTCTTGATGTGGGCATGTAAGCTTCTCAGGGTTTCGAAGTCCTGTCCGCACTCTTTGCAGTTAAATGACATCGTCTTGACTTATTCCTAATACCCTCGCCTTCCATTCAGCCATTCCCTCAAGTCTTTCGGCTTCTTTTTTGGCGGTAAGCTTTTGCATCTCTGCCATTCTTACCATATTGTCTCGCTCCTCCTTCTCTTGGAAGAGTTGGACTATAGATAGAATAGAGGCATTGTCTTTGGTCTTGTTTTGCATCCTAGTTGACCTGTCACCCTGAAGTTTCTTTGTGAGGTTCTCAATTCGACCTTCGCACTGGTGGTATTCAGAACTTTTAGCCTTGATAATCTCAGCAAGTCGGACAGACATCTCTGTTTGGTCGTCAGCAACGTCAAACATATCATTTAGTTTGTTCAAATGCTTACTAACAACCTCCAAGTTGATGATTTCCTTGCATACGTTAAGGTAAAGGTTGATTTCATCAGCCGTAAGGTCTGGCTTGTCCCATGTCAGGCGTATAAATTCTTGCTCGAACAAATCTCTGTCACTTTTGTCTAAGTAATTATTCATTATCTTAAGGAAACGTGAGTTGGCCAAGTGAATACCTAATCTTTCAACACAAACCTGATACTGTCTATTTAATTTATTCTCGTCGAAGGTATTGCCAGTAGCGTCGTTTATCTTTTTGATGATTCGGCTAGCAGCTTTCGGGGCAACGTAAGAATCTAAAGCACCACTATCTTGACTAGGCAGGTAATCTGGGTTGACTTCTTGAATGTGAGATAGAACAGCTCTTTGTTCATTGCTTAGTGCTGTTACATTTTTCTCAGCGAATACTAGCTTTGCTATAGCCAGAGAGGACAGTCCATCTTTAGCTTGATCTAGTATAAATTCACTCTGTTGATCTGTGAATTCTATTTTTTTGCATTTTTCGGGCCTTGTAGTCTTATAATTAAGCCCTTTCTCAACTAAAAACGAGGCAACGAGCTTCCCCTCTTTGTTTCTGCCGTCTAAGCTGTCATCATCGAAACATCTTTTAGTCAAAATGTTTAAATCCATTACTTTCTTATAATTTTTAATTAAAAAGTCTTCTTGTTTTTCTGTCAGTTTCATTTCTACTTTTTGTCGTTGATTATTATATCGTTCTGCTGAATTATCTCGGCAGCTTTCTGCTGAAACATCTTCTTCAAGTTCTTTACTTGCCTGTATCCAGCTTTTCTTTTTTTCTCGTTTGTCTTATAGCCCATCATCTTAGCCACATCCTCTTCTGAGGCTTCATCAAAAAACAACATGGTATAAGCCTTGTAGTGGATCTCACTAAGGGCAATCTTCATGTGTACGTTAAGCTTTTTTACGCAAGAACTAAAACAAAGCTCACTCTCAGGGTCGTAACTCATCTCATGAAGATGGTTCTCAGAAGGAACAGCAATCTTTAAATCAAATGCCGCCTTTTTAGTCTTCTCCCACTTAGCATACTTGCTACACTCGGAGTTTTGGGATTTACTAGGTGTATAAGAACAAGCCTCATGCCCCATATTAAATTCACAATTAGAACACGGCTTAATATAATTACCATAATGGTTCCTAACCAGATTTCTTATCTGATTTGTAACTATAATATTGATCCAAGGCTCCAAGGGCCTCTCTTGATCCCACATATCCCACTTATTGTAGATATGTAGTTTTATTACCTGCTCTACATCTTCAAAGTCAAACCAAGAGATACAATCCAACCTCCAGCGACTTCGCTGCTTTCTGATTGCTATCTCTATTACGTCTATGTAGTCCTCAAATCTTTTACTGCCTTCGTTTGTCATTAATAAAGTCTTCTAAATTCTTAGAACCTCTATTTCTGACACTAGGCTTTTTGTATTCTTTACCAGCTAAAGACCCAAGTGTGAATATGTTTTCATCGTAATGCTCTACATCGTAAATAAGCTTATCTATATCTGGTAAACAGTCTATAGAAGTTTCATCATCAGACAAGTCTTCATCTAGAAAACTTGGCTTGGCTAATTTAGGCTTAGATAAGCTGCTTTTAGCAACGGAGCCTGTACCAGCGCCGCATTTAGAGCAAAAATTCGGCTTGGCTAGTGAATAGCCCATTTTGTGACCGCATTCCGTGCAAAACATATGGTTCATATATATTAATATACGTTAAAATCCTTATTTTTCAAAAAAAATCAGAGAGTTATGAAAACTTTTTTTATATTTTCCCGCTTTTCGCAGCTTAGGCGTGAATTCTTTACTAACTGATAACATATTTTACACTAACTGTAAGATTGTTGTCTTTTTTTGATTTTATATTATTATCTCGCTGATAGTCGCATTGGTTTTTATAGAATCACCACCCGCGACATTATAACTATAAGCGTTAACTTTAGCTCCACTGTGGCAAGCTAATTCAAAGCCGCCAAAATAATTAGGTAGTATTTCATTGCCGTCAATATCTTTAATATCCAAAGCAATAGTATCTTCTAATTTTATTCCACTGTAACTAGCAAAGTCACTCAATCCAGTAGATTCCATCTGCAACTGAGACTCTACAGCGTCAATTAAAAAATCAGTAGGCTTAACACTACCCAAAGTATAAATAGGAGTTCTTGAATACCTCTTAGAAAAAGATATCTTTGGAACTATATCCGCAGAAACAACATCGTTGTAAACCCCCACCAAATCACAAGTGTTTGCTGTGATCAAAGACCTGCCGCTCATTGTGTCGTTGTATTCCTCGAAATTAACACCCCTGTCGGATTGGGTCGCTTCGTTTTGCGGAGGATCAAAACACCTAAAGTTGACAGTGCCTTTGACTGGGCTGAAAGCAGCAACACTAATTGAGTAATCCTGAATATAACACTTATTGTAAATATTGCCTCCAATTCTTATTGGAAAAAAATGAGAACCAGTTCCGTTGCCAATTAAGTTACCCTTATACTCAGAGTTGTCCATTAAAAAGCCATAAACATTCTCTCCTTCCACATTCTCCTGTGGCTTTGAATAAAAATTAAAACTTAAGCTAATATTAGAAACAGAATCCGCAGTATAAGAAAACTGATTATCTCTATCTACATCAGAACCCAACCTTCTGTTGGGCGTCGACGATGTTGAGTTGGTAACGGACACACTATCCGCAAAAAGCATAAATTTCCTATAATAACCCCAGTCACTAATGAACTCCGTGTTACCATATCCAATATATACTGGAAAATCCTTATACGTCATACAGTTTTATACACTATTTTATTACGCAGTGCGCTTCAATAACTTTTTTAAGCAATTAGGGGAAATATCATAGACCCACAACCCGAAATTAATAAATTTTACCAATTCTTTTGGTATTTTATACCTCCTGAGTAGTTTTATGAAACTCTTCCTGTTGTGTTTCTTAGTATTAGGGTATTTGTATGTCAACCAGTCGTGAAATTTACCACCACGGTCAATCAAAGCCATAGTTTCTTCGCCGTATTTCTTCAAAATCCACTTTCTGAAGAATTTAGGCAGTGTAGCTCCATCGCTTTTGTCATAACTTTCCCACTCAGCCATAATTGCGTAAATTATTACACTATTCGTGTGCTACTTTACTAAAAAGACTTCCACCAACACCCTTTTTTATAATAGATTTAGCCTTTTCAATATCATCTTCCGACAAATCGAACCACTCGCCACGAAAACGCTTGCGCTTAAAAAATCTGTGCAAATATTTTTCTGTTTCCATCATAAACAAAACCTCACGATGAAATATA